CTGCACCCTGTATTTTGCCAGCAGCGCATTCACGGCCAATGGCAGTTCCTGAATAGATGACCCAATGTGCACAGCACTTCTGTTTTCAAACCAGTGTCCCACCAGCATCATTGCAGCTGTGCGCACGTCTTCTGGCATGCTGGTGGCAGTCACACCACCCTGGCAAGACAGCACCACTGCCTGTGGGTTATATGGATCCACTGTGGGCAAACTATTTCTGAAACGTGTGTACCAAACACCAGCAATTTCTGCAGTGGTGTATTCGGTGGATGCCAGGGTGTAACTGGTCGCATCATTTTCCAGTTTGTATGTGATGGATGGTGTGCCAGTCAAGTTGCCCAGGGGCAACCTTTGCAGGTGCCTGAAATCTGATGCCACCACAGTGAACAAACCATTTCTGAACTTTCTGCCTGTGTGGGCTTCCACCTGCTCACATGCTGCATCCCGCAGGGCAGAAATCAATGAATCTTCATCACTGTGATCCACCTTCAGCCATGCCTTCACTTCAGCATCTGTGATGCTGGTGGCATACGTTTCAGCAGTGGAAAATGCAAGTATTCCGTACATGGCAGAAGTTTTGAGAAAAGATAGGGGTGGGCAGAAACCCACCCCCATGCTTTCAGTTTGTTGTTCTCAATTAGGAAGCAGCAACGTCTTTGCAGATGCTGAATGCCTTGGGTTGACGCACTGCCAAATCCACAAAGCGGTTTGCATTGATTTTCACTTGTGCGTTGGCACCTGCAGTGTAAGGATCAATCAAAAGATCCAGACCTGCACCGAAGTACACCAACAGCAGCTGGTTGAAGTTGCCAAACACAACCTGCCCCACAGTGGCAGAAACATTGGCCAGGTAGCCAGTTTGAACTGCACCATATCCATTCACGGTGTTGGAAGCCAAATCCCACAAAGGTGTGACATTTGAAATCATTGCATCACCTTTGGCCAGCTTCATGGCCAATGGGCTGAAGATGTACTGCGCACCATTGGCTGCGCCCACACCAATCAAATCAGCTTCCATCTGGGTGGCCAAAGCAACCAGGTCTGTGGTGTTTCCTGCACCAGAAGTGGTGTTGTCGAAGACACCTGTGGTGGCCAGAATTCCTGTGGGCTGTCCTGATGCACCTGAACCTGCAAAAGCAGCTGAATCAATCGCATGATTGATGGCAGAAGCAATGTCCTGTGCAATTACCGCATCCACAGAAGCACCACCCTGAATCAGAAGCTGCTTGCTGTATTTGGTCACGCATCCAACGCGCTTTGGTGTCAGCGTCAGATCGTCCATTTCCATTGTGCTGTTGTCACCAGCAGCCACTTCTGTTTCCCAGACAGCCACAGCTTCTTCACTGATCCGTGGAAATTTCACGTTACCTGTGGCACCTGTGATGACAGTGGCACCCAGACGTTCAATCAATGAAGGTTCACGCAGGGCAGCAATGGCAGAACCAACGTTGGTGGCCACAAAGCCAGAACCATCACCAGAACCTGCCTGGAAATCATCAGCACCCCCAGCGCGCAAAGCCACTTCTGGAATGCCCACGTTGCCTTCAAGGTGAATGCCTGTGCGCTGTGCTTCACGGTCACTTTCCTGCTTCCATTCCGCTTCAGCACCTTCCAGCTTTCCATTTTTGATAAGCTGTGCAGCAGCACGTGCAATGCTGAACTGGCTGTGTGTCTTCTGTGCTTCACGCACTTCTGATGGCATTGATGTGCCACCCATCTGCGCCATACGTGCCACCATTTCTTCCTGCTGAATGGCGCGCTTCAATTTGTCGTCAATGCGGAAAATTTCCGCATTCAAGAAATCACATCGCTGTGATTCCGCTTCTGTCAGGTTGCGGCCATCGGCATCAGCTGCAGCATTGATTGCTTCAAATTCTGCAGTGTGCTTCCCGCGCAACTCTTTCAATTCATTTGAATTTTTCATGTTGAAAGGGGTTTGTTTGTTTGTTTCAAATTGGGGTTGCTTTGGTGCTTCACTGCGCACTTCAGCTGGGGTTTCTTCTTTCTGTTCACTGCGCACTTCAGCTTCCACTTCTGTGTGCCGCAAACTGGCTTCTGTTTGTCTGTAGGCAGGGAATGTAACTGGTGCAATGTCCAGAAGCATTCCTACCTTTTCCACAGTTCGCTTTGAATGATCTTCAGACCATGTTTGATCCTGGATGGTGAATGCAAAGCTGCTTGCGTTAATGTCACCACGTTTCATGGATTCAACCAAATCCCGTGCATACGTTTGTGATCCTGGTGTGAATTCATATGCCAAACCATGCGCATCTGTTGACAGCTTCAATGTGCCTGATCCGTCTGAATGCCGTCTGGCCAGAATCATATTTGGGTCATGGTTGAAAAGTGCACGAACATCTGCAGTGTCCATCACTTCATCAAAAGCACCACGTGCAATCACTTCTGTGAATGAACCAATGCGTGTCGGTGCATCAAAGACAGCTGCATATCCTCGAATCACTGGCTGGCCATTGCTGTCTTCACGCACTTCAAAATCTGCCATGTGGGTGCGCTGTTGCACCTGGCTGTCATCATGGGATTTGCTGCGTTCCGTCTGGACAGGAACCCACCCACCACAGCTGCAGGAATGTACCCCATCACATGCTTTTTCAGCTGCAATGGCTTCTGCTGTTTCCCGCTTCTGTGGGTGTGGCACAATGTATTCAATTTCAGCACTGGTGGTGCTGGTCACATTTTCATCTTTCATGTTTGTGGATTTTCCGTGCTGGACAATTTCACGCTGTATTCATCAAACCTGTCCAGGGCAATGGTGTTGACCTGAACCCGCATGGTATCACCACCAGGGGTGGGCTGCAGGTCTTCAGATTTCCTGACTTCATTGATTGACATTGCACCACCTTCCAGCATCTGCCTAAAGTATTCTGCACGTGCAGCAAGATCACCCCTGTACAGTTCACGCATGTTCACCCTGGGCACAATGGATGTGCGCTGACTGGGTGAAATCAGTTTGAATGTGATTTCACTTTCAATGCGCTTTGCCAGTGGTGCAATGGTGTGCTGTGCAAAATGCAGATTCTGTTGTTCTGTGTTGCTGTAGGTGGTGCCTGTCTGGATTTGCACCAGGGCTGGTGGCACACCAAAAGCTGTGCAAATTGCTTCATCTGCATGCCGTCTGGATTCCAGTGTTTGGGCTGCCTGTGGATCAACGCTGATGCGATTGTACTTGCCACCAAAAGGAAGCATTTTCGTTCCCAGTTCCCCACCATCCCTGTTCCAGCTTTCCCGTATCTGTTCCATCTGTTCCTTTTTCAATGGCTGGTCAAAAGACAAAATGCCCAGCATGTTGCCCTTGCCAGCAAAGAAAGCTGATGCAAACTGCTGTGCAGCCAAAGCCAGCCCAATGGTGGTCTTCTGTGATTCAATGGGGCTGGTGTTGTACAGCCAGCGCAGACACAGCATGTCTTCATTGAAAATGGGTTCAGAATATCCTTCCACCACGTAGATGCGCGATCCGTCCACTGGTCGCACGTCCACTTTGCTGGGGTGAATGATTTGCAAACCAATGGGCTGTGCTGCTGCATCGCGCTGAATGTAGGCATATCCTTTGCCCCACAGCAGCATATCTGCCACAATGGTTTCCCACCATTCATGTGCAGACATTTCACCATCTGGGGTGACATTCAAAAGGAAGTGCAGTGGATGGTCTTCTGCCAGCACCCTGGTGCCGTTTTGGATTCTGTAGATTCCACAGCCCAGGTTTGCAATGGTTCTGGACAGCAAACTGACACAGCTGTACACTGCAGGCACACCCAGTGCGCTGTCAGGGTTCACATGCTGCCCAGCACTGGCCATCTTTGTCAAACCACTGTACTGCCAGCCAGGGTATGCGTACCCCGTCCGTGATCGTGTCAGCAGTTCACGCAATCTTTCCAGCATGTTCAAACATACGCACCCTGTTCACCTGGGTGGTGTGCCATTCACATTTTCATCCTTCTTCTGGCTGCAAGAAAATTTTGATATTCACTGAACCTTCTTCTGCCATAGTGCTGCACATGCATCCGTTCTGTGGCTTCATATGCTTCACCCCTGAACTGGTGCAGCTTCAGCATAACGTTGAAAACCCTGATGAAACTGCTGGCTGTTGCGCGATCGCAGGTGAATGTCACAGTGTCCATATTTCAAATGTTTCTGGTTCTGTGTCCTGTTCCAGTTCTGACTGACCCAGTGCCATGATGCTGGACACCACTGCATCAATCATTTCACCTGCTTTGTTTCTGTTCTTTGTGGGTTTGATGTTATCTGCTGGATCCCTTGCAATTTGGACACAGCTGAACTGCCAGCGCAGCACTTCATTTGCACCATGCACCAGGTCACCACCCACCAGCAGACGCTCCATCATTTTGGTGGGGTGGCTTAATGACAGGAACCCCTGCCCAAAAGGTTCCAGGTTCACACCTGCATCCATCAGTTTGGGCACAATGTAGGCACTGAATTTTCTGTCATATGCCACTGCCCTGATTCCATATTTTTCAGATTCAGCCAGTATGTGCTGCAGAATTACATCGTAGTCCACCACATTGCCTGCTGTGATGGTCATGTGTCCAGCGTCCGCAAATTGCCTGTATTTCTTCCTCTCTGATGCTGTGGCTTCTGGCACAAAGCTGTGTGCCTTCAGATAGTATTTCTGGCCATCGCGCCAAATAATGCTGAATGCAGTCAAGTCACGGGTGCTGGCCAAATCCAAACCACCCCAGCAGGGCAATGTCTGCAGGTGTTCATCTGATGGCAATGGGTCTGCACCTTGCATGAAATCATGATCCTGGATCCATGCAGTGTCTTGTGCATCCGTCCAAATGTTCAGGTGCAATCTTTGGAAGGTGTACAGTTCAGATGGCTGTTGTGCAATTCGGTTCACATAGGTTTCAAAATATGCCTGTGAACATGTGGTGCCCAGCCCTGGATTTGCTTTTGCCCAAACTTCTGGTGATGTCCAGTCATCCTGTGGATCTGCGCAGTACAGCACAGGCAAAAATGTTTCATCTTTGATTTCACCACTTTTGACCTTCCTGGCATATTCATGCACTTCAAAGCCAATGGAATTGATGTCATCACCTGCAGTGGTCAGTGCCAAAATGATGGGCTGGCTTCTGGACAGCACTGAAGTGCCCAGGACATCCCACAGATCCCTGCCCCTTTTCTGTGCATGCAATTCATCAAAGATGACTGCACTGCAGTTGAATCCATGTTTTGTGTTTGATTCGGCTGAAATGGATTGATAAAAGGAAGTTCCAAATTTGATTCTGCTTTGAAGTATGGTGCAGCGTTTCTGCAGTTCAGGGTGGTTCCTGATCATGTCTGCAGCTATTTCATA